AAATATGATGATCATTACTATGCACGCTATGAACACGGAGATATAGTAGAGTTGTGGCACCTTAAAGGTCAACAAGTATACGATTATCTACGTCCTAGACTGGAACAGAAGTATGATAGACTCAAGAAGAGAGCTAAGCAACCCGCAGATCCCCGCTTAGGTGATAATATATGTGCATCATACATCAGAAAGTGCGGAAAAGCGATCAAGTGAACCACATTACAAACTGTCACAAGCCCCCCTTTACAGGGGGTTTTTTAATGCTATACTACTAGAGTAGTCAAGGGAATTCAACCCAATGCAAATTCGTAACTCTTCTGGTCAGCAAGCAGATTATTATCCTGTACGCTTACCTTTTGGTGAGGTATCATACCGTTACTTGCTAGAGGTTCTATCTCTTAATGGACGGACGGTGAACAAAAGGTTCATCAACACTAACGAGTTGGACAGTGAAGTTCAAGAGCGAGTCAACTACGGTTGGGACGTGACTGATTTCAACACTATTCCTCAGTTAGGAAATCCTGTTCTAGGGGCTGCATAGCCCCAAAATACTGTATATACTTACAGTAGTTGTACAAAATTCAGTGAAACTTCTTAAAGTGCTGCTTAATCAATCCGAAATCGCTGTTCTTACCGATGCCTTACAACACCTCAGCTCAAGCCAACAATTCACCTCAGAAAAACACAGTGGAGTCAAATGTGGTGATCTCTACTCCAAACTTGAGAGAGCTGCCCACCGTCTTAACGATGGATGGTGCGACTCAGAGATATGAACATCTACGTCAAGTAGTTGAAGAATATCTCAGTGGTGGTTCATCTGATGTTGAATCGGATGTTAAGCACGCACTTTATGAACTTCAGGATTTTCACAAGACACAATTACATCGTGTCGATGATCTAATTGGACGTTTGCATCAACAACAACATACTTACGAGTATCCTGTTCGTGATGTAGGCAGTAGTCAAGAAGATTGGGAGGATTTCTGGGTAAATGATTATCCAGAAGTTGAACCGCTTGAACATACTAGTGAGGGGTGCTAATGGCAACAAAGAAGAAGAAATGGGAAGTCAATGTACTAGCTAAGATTGACCATAAATTACAATGGAGTAAGTTTGAACATAGTTGTGTGGATCCTGCTACCGCAGTTAAATCAGCATACTCAAAGTATCCAGACTTAACAACCATTTTAATTAACCTATCAACTGAACCATTTACAGGATGAAAGATCAGCGATCCTTAGACGATTCACCCACATCATATGAGAAGTGGGATCGTGCTAAATCAATAGTACTTGAATCATTACATAAACCTGACCCTGCATTACGCTCTTGTGCACATAATCAACAATGTTATGATGATGTACTGCAAATAAGAGAGCAAGTAATAGAGTTAGTCAGTCGAATGATTAATCCAAGGAAGTTTATAGAGGACTAGAAATAGTCCTCTTTTTAATGGTTAAAACTTCTTATAATATTTTACAATCTGTTCACTAGGTGCAATACATTCTACTTCATCACGTCCTTGTGTCTCTTCATCAATACGTGGTAGTCTACTAGCCCACGTTGTAGCAATATACTTCTTACATCCTAGTGGTGGATTACCACGGTGCATATGTGTGTAGGATGCTGGAAATATAATTGTAGTGCCCTTCTTTGGTGCAATTCTAATACCTTGATACAAGAACTCAGTTTCACCACCAGCAGGTACATCATTTAAGTATGTAATGAATACAAACTCACGTAGACCAACAAAGAAACCACTATTATCATAGTGCCATCCGTGAAATCCCTCGGATGGATTTGTCATCTGTACCTTAGCAGCACTCATCCAGAAATCATTTGCACCTAACTGACTAAACTCTTCAATATAATACTGTGATGCAAGTTTAGACCAACCAGTCAACATAGTATTGCGTAGGTTGGGTGATGTACCCTCAGTAAGAAAGAAGAAGAAGTCTTTACGATTAAATTCACCAGCACCACCACCTTGAGCAGCCATCTCAGGTGTCTTTTCATTTGCATCCTTACGCTCCTTGAGATTATTAGCATAACCCATTAACATATCACAGAAGTTATCAGGTGCGTGATTAGGATACTCACGAATGAATGTTTCAATTCCACCTTCAGTGAAATGTTTAATCACCTCACGTCGTTGACCTCGTTCATTAGGATCACAGAACTCACGAATCTCCTGCTTGTTAGCACGGTTCTTCATTACATTGGGATCTAATTGCTTGTCAATGTCCATCTTGTACTCCTCCCATAAAAATAAACTCCTTGGCTGCAGTGTGTGATTTAAACTCCTTTATTATACCACTATCTGTACGAACATACCACTTACCACGTCGCTCTGTTATTAAATGAGCAAACATAGCATTCTCGTAGTCCTCTAGTGACACATTGTCACAGTTTTTACATCCCATTGTACTGTAGTTTAATATTACCAGATATTGTTGTGCCTTCATTGCCATTGTTCACGTGATGTGCAATGAATGAAGGGAACACGACCATAGAACCAGCACTCAATTTAATATTATGAATACAAGGCATAGATTTACTTACACCCATATGATTCTGAATTAATAGCCACGCTGGATTATATAACACAGTTTTACTATCAACTGTTTCATATATTATGAATGACCATTGTGATTGAGCGTGGATATGGTAGCCCTGATAGTCAGTAGCTACGTATCTATTACGCCAGATGTCAGTGAACTGTAAATTGATGTAAGGATCATACTCCAATAGAAATGGAGAGATAATACCATACAAATAATTGTAGGTGGACTCAGGACACTGTTGTTTACCATAAGTCCAGTTCACTTCACCATTATAATACTCATCACCATCACCAAGTATGATCTGATTCAGATCCACCTCAGTCTCTAGTATGGGTATTGAAAATAAATGTGATACTGACATAGAATACAGTATAGCATTAAAAAACCCCTCTGTCGAGGGGTTCTGTGGGCGGTATGTTAACTGGACTATGCTTATTGTAGTAACCGACTGCAACGTCTTGCAGTATACTTATCATCACCAGCATCAATTATACACTCGTAGTAGTTGTTGAGGTAATTGTCCACTTCGTAGACAGACTCAGTTGATTCTTTCCAATCTGCTAATTGATTACTACTGATGACGTTGTGATTTAACATAAATGTTTAACCTCTAATGGAATGATCCTCATAACAAGGAAGTTTGGGTTCATTTGACCTCGCTCATTCTACTACTATTTATGTCCTGGATCCCTGTCACAGACAATACTCTTAGCCATCTGTAAACGAGTATTTATACCGAGGTTTACACATCACCACCCGTATGGTATAATAACTTATCGTCTCAAATATTATGAAATCTAATGACCACCAAATAAAGACTCAATGGTATTATTGGTTTTGGGCTGTGTGTGCGGTTGCGGTCGTCGGCGGTCAGGTCTATGTTGGTAGTGGCTACCGTCATATGGCACAAGAACTAATGAACACATTCCAAACATCTTGCCAACGTACTGGTCCTAAACTAATGCCAGTCCAACGCCCATAAATCATTACACACCTTTGGTATAAAACAATGAAAGAAACTGAATCATACGAACAGTTGCTACAACGTTTCACGAAGAGAGTGACACAACTGGAAATGAGACAAGTTGAACTGGAAGATGCACATCTTGAGTATGTGAAACTAGACAGAGAACTTGATCGCCTTGAAGGGAGTATACAAGCAGTTGAGTATCTTGCCTTTGGTAAAATGCCTGGTGATGGTAACCACGATGGATTTAAGAACCATAAACCAAAACCCCAACAGTTGAACGACCTTGGTTCACTAGACTGATGTTACCAATACCAGTATTTGAATTAGTAACACTCATCCTAGCATTGTTGTGGTTGTGGACACTGCTAGGTATACTACCAACCAAAAACATTGTATCATTTAAAGAGAAGGATGATGATGAATGAACAGACCAAGTTGTACTTTGCAATGGAACATATACTTCATCTAGGTGATTTGTTCGAGGGTAATGAGTACCAACAGTACTTAGAGGGACATCTTGCTTCAATCAGGTATGAGGTAGAGAGACAGACCAAATTGGTAGAAGATAGGAAGGGCATCCGCACGTAGCTCCAACTGGTATCACTAATACTTTTCCACAGGGTTGTGGAAAACTTGTGGATAAACTGTGGAAAACTACGTCATTTAATAAATGTTAAATAAACCATAGTAGGGTGTTCTATACCTTGGTTAAGGTTGAGGGATTTGGGGGTCTTAGCCCGCAGTCTAGCATTTGTCAACCAAAAACCTCAGAAACTTCAAAAAGTGTAACAATTCGGAAATTACGAAACTCAGAAAGTTCAAAAGTTGACTTTTTAAGAATAATAAGTTATAATAGAATTAAATAATTACTAAAATGCCCGAATTAACCAGTTTAGTAGGTTACACAGAAGTCCCATCCTCTGCAATTGAGTATTTGGAGTTAGATTTTGACCATAATTATGTTAAAATTACATACAAATCTAACCTAAATGTCCAATATTCTTACAAATGTGAAGATTTAGAGGAATTTCAATCATCATTTATGGAACTCAGTGGTAGATTAGAGGCTGAGCAAGACAGAAATGAAGAGGAGGAGCTGGTAGAAGATGTAAGTACCACTATAGAGAGGGAAGATGCATCTATTGGTAAGTTTATTAACGAACGTATCCAGTCTGGTAATCTAAAGGTTGAATCTAGACTAGAGCAAAACGAGCATATGCTCAATAGGGGTTGGGACGCTTTCCAAGGTAGCACAATGCCCGAAGGTGCCGTGGTCCTGGGTGAGGATGATATCAATTTTTCACAGCCAGTGGAAACCAGTTCACAAAGTGGCACAAATACGTTCGACATCGATGCTGGAGGGACTATAATAGAAGAGTCAACACCACCAGACCTACCAATTCCATATGAGAAAGATTGATGCTCAACTCCTATCTGCAATCCAGTACGGCACATCATTTGCTAAGGGTAACAGATCAGTAACACACACTGACGACGGAGTAGAGGTAAGATTCCACGGGCACCACATTGCAACAATTGCAAAGGGAAGGTCCAACGTTTCAATCAATAACTGTGGGTACTGGACCGTGACCACTAAGCAGATCCTAAACGAGATCTTACGTGATGTGCTTGGCTACGGTTTGTTCCAAAGGCAGTTTGATTGGTTCGTAAGCACACCCCAGGGAGATGTTGAGTACTTAGGAGCTTGGCAAGAGTTCGCCTAAATACTATCAGCATTGGTTTCTTTTATATGTCAGGTCTAAGGAATTTCATCAGTATACCACACATCGAGGTGGCACCTACTGAATCTAAACGTTTTAGAATTACCTTAGACCTGACATTGGAAGACGACCCGACCCTGTGGGATTGGGAAGACTTACTAGAAATTGATAATCCTGAAAAAGTCAATTCTGTCTTTTTTGAGGATTTAAGTTAAATCATTTTCTATTAAGTCTTTCAATTAAATACTTTTATTTAATAGGGTATGCTGTAGAGTTCTAAAACATTCAATGACTCACACTAAAAAAGACTTAGTTAAGAAATTGGTAGCTAACAGGATGGCTAAACTAGTAGAGAGTACACCTGGAATAGACTATCAAAAGGTATTAGATAATCTATACAATGAGTTTGGAAGTAAGACAGTAGAGGATATAGTACTATACTATAACACCACAGCCCCATCGGGGAGTGAGAAGGTGACAGTTGAACAAGTGTCTGATTTGATCTGACATTGGTATTGGATTTGCTATAATGGATATGTCCACAAAGGAGAATCTATGCCAAATTGGTGTCAAAACAGAGTTTCTTTCTATTCTGAGGATACATCAGCATTAGAGAAACTACTCAATATATTTCAATCTGACGAACCATTCAACTCAATAGTTCCGTCACCCGATTGGAAGACTACACCAAATGACAAAGGTGATCTACCAGTTAAAAGGGAAATGAAAAACCCTGATGGTAGAGTGGTCTATACTACGTATGACTTTCCAGATGGTCAGAATGATGATCGTTGGTACGATTGGAACATTCAGAACTGGGGTACTAAATGGGAAGTGAGTGACGTTGAATGCGACCATTGGGACGGCAACTCATTTGAATGTGAGTTTGAAACTGCGTGGTCACCACCTGAGGGAATATTCTACGCATTGCGTCAACTATTTCCTGATGTTGATGTCACGTGGTTCTATGACGAACCTGGAATGATGGTTGCTGGATACCTAGGACAATGAAATCATTTCTAATCGAGTGTGCAGAGATTAACTACTTCACAATAGAAGTAGATGCTGAGTCCGAGGATCAGGCAATCGAGAAAGCACGTGAAGACATTAATTCATTTGATGTCATAGACGAGTACGTCTCCGAGTGGGATGTTAACACGATCCGAGAGTTAGATGCTGGTGGCTGTGCCATTGGTTAAACTGTCACCCACCCCCTACTCAGGGGGTTTTTTATTGCTATAATGAATATGTTGAGGGAAAGTTTAGACGCTAGGCAGGGGTGAGCAACAATCAGATGCCCTTAGGTGCACGCTGTGGAAAACTGCTCTTTATGTTTGGAGACCTCTAGTACTCATTGCGAGTTTTGAAGTCGCTGCCCTCAACATCCAATTTATAGGAGAGTCTATGTCATTTTTCAAGCACGTTCAACTTCACGAGTACGACATCACCGACAAAGGTATTAGTCAAGCGTGCTACGATGAGATGAAGCGTGACGGGTACATCCTACCAGAGGATGAACTCAGAGTCCTAGCTGATTACAAGCGTGAGCAGTTCAAAGAGTATATGCGTCCACTGTTCGCATAAATTCAGGCTGCCAACCAGTTCAAGAACTGGCACACACTGACCCCATTCTGACGGATGGGGTCTTATAATTTGTATATGACACACAGAAATCTACCACTCACCGAGGCAACTGAAACCGCATTGGTTGACGCACTCGTAATGCTCCGTGACCTCGGTTGCCCTGATCACATTGATGAGGAGGCATTTGATGAACTCTGTGACAGAGTTTTTGAACCTACACCTTGGGATTACAATTGATGTACGGCGATCTCTATCCTCAGCATTTCTATGCTTCATTCATTAGAGCGAACGGGTACGATCTCAAGACAGATAAACCCAAACCCGAACCAGTTAAGGAAGTGCCACAATGGTACTTGAAAAGACACCCTGATTCGAGTTATGATGATTACATCAACGAACTTCACGAGTATTTAAACGGACTATGAGCGTATTACACCACGAAGACATTTTAGAGGATTGCTACTGTGAGATCCTCGAAGAGTTTAGAACTGATCTACTCTTTATGTCTCAAGAACAGATAGACGCAATGGTCTATCAAAGATTCGAGGATAAGTGCCAGTGAGCACTATCCTCTTTTTTATTCACTTCTTTACTGTTATTATGCCCGAAGCGAACGACTGCACATTTGATGCACTAGTCGAGAACTATACAGACATCGTTCTTGATCGGATGGACAACAAAGATCTAGAACAATATGTCTGGGATAGTCTAACAGACTACTATGAGAAAATGACTGAGCACGAACTCATAGAACATATAAATGAAATGGAAGACCCAGAAACCGCAGATGATATTATAGGGTCTTGTTATGGTACGAATCCACCCGACTGTTTCATTGTAGGACGGGATGACGTACCCAAAGTGACAGCTAGTGCCAGTCCACAAACTGACTACTCACGCATCCCATCACGCTATTGAGTGGTTATAATAAAAGAGTAAAGCAAACAACTCTTTTATGATCCGACTTGAACTGATGATGGGACTGGACATCCCCGATGCTGGTACAGTCACTGACGCAATGTTTGATGATTTTATCCGCACCGAGATTGCACCACATCTTGACTATGCAACCATTATTGACGGTGTTGGTCTTTGGAAAGGCACCCGTGAAGATTGCAAAATCCTCGTTATAATGGCAGCAGAGTCTGACCAATCAAATCTTGAATCAGTTCTTAGATCAATCGGCAAGGCATATGCTAAGGCATTCCGTCAAGACTCGGTTGGTTTAGTTTGCACACCCAATGTTCCTATGGAGTTAATTAAGTGAACGAATTCGACACAAACGCAGTTGATGATTTGATCCGAGACTCTCTCGGATCAGATGAGAATCTTGAAATCTATCTTGCCGACGTGCCAGAAGATGAAAAGGTAATTGCCCAACTTATGAAAGAGGTTCTGTGAATGATCCGAATCGCCAATCTCTTTCTAAAACCATTCAATCGCAAACTCGTTCTATTTCATCACAAATGACTCAAGAGACTTACGACCTACTTTGTAATGATCCTTACATCAAGTATTATTTCACAGTAGAGACCAATCAACAAGTAGCTAAGACAGTTTAAGAACTGTCACTATACACCCCCATTCCTATGAGTGGGGGTTTATAATTTAAGTATGAACAAAAACATCTTCATCACAAACGAAGCAGCACGCAAAGACCCCGTTGTCGTTGCTGCTATGAAATCCATCCTACGCCAGATGGAAATCGAAACAATGAGGGATGCAACTGTGCAACCCCACACCCGTGAAGTCTCACCCGTCAATTTCTTACAAGATGTGATGGACGACCTCGGAGATCCAGTTCTAAGAAATCGTGAGCGTGATGAGTATTACGCTAACGGTTGGGCAGATTCTCACAACGGAGTTTGGCAATGAGAATCGTATTAGTCCTCGGAGTATTAGCATTTGGTGCCGTCATTGGCACCAACCTAATCAACTCAGTTGATCAGATCCAACAAGACAAGATGGATCAGATTTGTCAAATCGACCCTAGCTATTGCCAATGACTTTTAAAGACAAGCGTTGGGGATCTTATAAGAAGTGGGAGGACCACTCCTACATCTATTTTGATAAGATCGCCAGAGGTCTAATGATCTTTAGACCCAAACCCGAACCAGTCCTACTATCCAAACTACCAATCATTGCTTATGAACACTTCAATTAGATTCTGGACACCCCAAGACCAGAAGTGCAGGTATATGAGTTTCTCGACCTATGCACTCGCCGTCCAAATGATTGAGGAGTTTATCAAGATCGGAGTCAAGGCAGAGATCAAACTCTACTAAGGACAGCACCCCTCTAGGACAGTTAACCTAGGGGGGATTTTTATATGAGAATTCGGCAATGCTAATCTATAACGAACCGATCTAGCGAGATAAATATTTTTTTGAGAAAAAATTTCTCTTATAAGGAAAATTTCTATTATGGCTACTAAGAAACCTTTTTGGACTGTATCCCGTGTACACGAGGGTAGCAAATTATCTTCGGGTGTGATATACTGGAGAAAAGACAGTATCTGGACAAGCACCGTCGAGGACGCTCATAAATTCCGTTCCACGTCTACTGCTGAGAAAGAACTCGATAACCTTAAACTAAGTAACCCCGATGCCAGAGTCGAAAAAATCACCCCAAGAGGATAATACCAAATGGATGGAGAGTGTAGTCAATGAAACTGTAATTCGCTCAGACAATAAGATCCTCGAAGATAAGATCGATAAGTTACAGAAGGAAGTGGATGCACTCAAAGCAAGACCTATTGCAAAGATTATGTACCGCCCACCAGGACATACGAAGCACTTACAACTTGCTGAGTACTTGGATACACTTGAAAATAGGTTAAATACAATAGAGCTAAGAATAGAACTTGACGTGTAATTTCCAAGCAGGTTTATCCATTACTAGTCCATATGGTAGTAACTTTACCTATGATGCGACTGGACAGGATCCTGATGACAACTTGTTGGGAGGTAATGACGATGAGAATTACTTTGAGTATATCTTTACGTTAAACACTGTCACTTGTACTGATGATGGTAGTTGTGATACGATGACACCATCCAGTATAAGGGTTACTGGTACCGAGCAATATTTTACGTTATGGATATGCGATAGCACGACTAGTCGTATATCAGTGCGAAACAGCAGTGGGCAGTTTAAGGTAGGTGAGACCATCACAGCACCGAATGGTGCTACTGGCACTGTAAAGGAATGGCATAACTTCCGAGAGGTTAATGGTTTAGATATTATAGAGTTAGACAATCCCTCTGGGAACTTTCCAGGTGAGACTGTAACAGGGTCTGAATCGGGCGTGACCGCCGACTGTGTTGCAGGATGGTTCGATAGTCCTGGTAGTACTTTAGTCGGAGGGCAAACAGTAAGTACAGAACCTGTTGTAGCTACGTTATCTGGGTTCTATGCCTACCCGAAGAAGGTTTCCTATACAAAATACCTAAGTCCGAAGTGTGATACCCTTGTGGACGTGTGCGGACCGATTGCCGAGACGCACGACGAGACAAAGGGATGGATGGAGATGTTTGAAGATGGTCCTGATACCTGTGACTTCAAACAAATTAATAAACAGAATAGAGAACTACTACAGGATGAATGGGGAAAGACCACTACTGCTTGTAGTAGAGAGAGCACGTGGCCGATTAATGCTGATACAGGTATATACGTTGCAGTACCATTACTAGGAGAAGATGAGAATGGTAAACCCTTAGGGATGCAAGAGTATATTCATCCTGGTTTACAGGAGACTATGCAGAAGAGTCTAGACAATTATAATAAGCAAATGTTGAGTATGTGTGATAGTGGGGGTGTCACAGATATGCAGCAGTGGGTACAACTAGAACAATCACTTACAGATCCAGTAAACCTAGAGTTCCAAGCAGATTATATCATCGATGGTGCCCAACAAACCTATGTTAACCAGATGGATGCTAACCTGAACAATACTTCAGGTAATAGTGCTGAGTTCTGGAGGGAGGTAAGGACATATAACTGCGAATTTAATGATCTAGTTGATGGGGCTATAGCAGCAGAGGAGCACGCTATGGCAATAGAGGCGAATCAACAGACGATAGTACCTCAAAACTGGTATACAGAGAAGATGCAAGAGTGGTCTACCTCTTCTTTTAGGGGTGTACCCTCTGCTGGACCTAGAATTAAGTGGAATATCTTTGAATATGTCCCTCATAGTAGAGGAAGACAGGAATTTCCTTACACTATAGTGGGTGGATGGTACTGTTCTGACCTATTAGGTACTAATGTAGGTACTACAGACACCTTTACATACAATATTAACTTAGAAATCAACTCAAATTGGTCTACTTATAGGGATTTACTAGCAGAAGCAGTGGAAAGACAAGGTAATCCTTATGATGATGTCCTCATTGCACAGATAAAAGCGTTTGTTGACCCCTCTCATAGTACTATTACACTGTTCGATTACGATATTGCGAACTTCCCTGAGTATGGATACCTAGAATTGAACAACTATGAGTATGCTGGACAAGGAATAAGTGCCATTACAGCACTAGATCCTGGTTTAGGGTATATGAATACACCTACTGTTACCTTTAGTGACCCTGATTTACCTGGTGGTACAGTAGCTACAGCAGAGGCAGTGGTGACAGGAGGACGTATATACGGTTATAAGCTCCTTAATGGAGGTAGTGGTTACATACAAAGCCCAACGATTAGTATCTCTGCACCCAATCCTGACCTCAGTGCGGTAGCTGATGTGGTTACAGGGAGCAGTTATATGATCAATATCGATATGGAAGCGTACCCATTACTCTTTATGGGAGTAAGAGTGCAAGATGATCTAGGTCAAATGGACATAAGGGGTGTGAAAAGGAGTATACCTGGTGTAGAATTCCAGTGTACTGCGGATGGTACGAACGTACTAGTAGTAAATACGGTGTATATTGAGTCGAATCAGGAAGCAAATGACATTGATCTAGACGATATACAAGCTGGTATGATCATTGAAGGGTTTGATGACCCTACAATTTACGTACAACAGGTTACTTTAGCGGGTGCACTCATCCAAGTAAGTCAAAATATAGCTGCTGGTGTGTATCGAGTGAACACAAAGACCGCAATTCAGATGGATGCTTCCTCAAATACGACACTTACTGGTGTAGATTTCACTTTTACCGCCCCTCAAGTGTCAAATGCGACCGCATATACCCGTTTATTCCTCCAATCGGAGACTGGTAGCTCCTTTACATACGAAAATTCACGTGAAATTGCTCATTTTGACGGAAAAACGCAAAATGAAGACGGAAGTGTCACTCTAAATAACCTATTAAGGACTAGAAAGCAGACGGAAGGCAAACAACACCTCCGCAATGACCATACTTTCTTACATATTTACATATAATGTCAGCTTTTGGACTAACAACAGGCGTTTGTACGGGTCACGGGTGCTGGCCACCCCAAGGATACGCTCCTTCACCCGTTACAACCGTCAAAGTAACTAAAATTGCACCTCTTGTAAGCACACAAATAAGAAATGTGCACTGCAAACCGTGTGGAAAGAACCCTGCGTGCCATCCAGGCACTGTTTCAGTGGGTTGTGCTACAGTTGATTGTGGAGTAGGTGCTCCTTCTGTACCACTTCCTGTCGCTAAGACAGGTAATGCGGAGACAGATGCGGTATTAGCGAAGATTGGACCTAAGATATGTCCTACAGGATTCCCTCCTGCAAAAATTGGAACAAGTATCAGTTGCGGATCAAAGGTTGCGGTAGGTGCCCCTAATGTGCTATTATGTACGGGAGGCAGTTCGATCTCTAAACTTGCTGCTCTCGCTGCTGCAATGGCAGCTCTGGGTTCGTTCCCTATACTATCAATTCCTTCTATTGGAGGAGGTGGTGGTTCAGGGTCACAATCTCCAGGTGATAACTCTGTAACCGATTGCTCTAACTAATGGCACTTTACAACAACTCGACTAAAAAAGAAGCAACTCCCAAAAAAACTCGTCAAGGTATGGGTGCACATTCTAAGTACTCTGCTACTTCTAGGAATGGTGCTAAGAAAAGATACCGTGGACAAGGAAGAAAGTGACTTATCAAGCATTACCTAAGTGTTTGCACGTAAAAGATAGCCCTGTCGCTGGACAGGGTTTATTTGCCACTGAGGATATACCTGATGATGTTTATCTGGGTATATCACACGTAGTTGTAGACAGCACCATTATGAGAACCCCTTTAGGTGGGTTTGTGAACCATAATGAGGAACCTAACTGCACAAAGGATCTAGAGATGGAAGAGTGGGGACAAATATATCATATGAGAACTCTTAGACCTATTAAGAAGGGTGAAGAGTTGTTTTTAAAGTATACATTCTATAAGGTAAGTTAAAAGTCGCTAAATAAAGTCACGACCTCGTGTATTAGTGTATGCCGAAGGCTATTGACTTTAAAGACGTATCTATTTCTTTAGGTATCAACCCTGTCACTGAAGACGTTCTTACTACCACAGACGAAATTGCGGTAAAAAGAGCGTTATATAATATTGTGATGACAAGAAAGGGGGAGAGGTTCTTTAAGCCAGATCTCGGTAGTAATGTTGCTGATTTGTTATTTGAACCTCTTGACTCTGCTACTGCGTCTCTTCTAAAGGAGGAGATCGAGTATGTGATCACAAAGTACGAGCCTCGTATTAATCTTCTTCGTTGCGACATATCTGCCAATTACGATAGTAATGGCTTTGACTGTGCAATATCATTTGAGATCATCGGAATTCAATCCGATGTCCAAGTACAGGATGTAGAATTCTTCCTAGAAAGAACCAGATAAATGTCTTACGTTCAAGTTGCCAATTTAGACTTTACAGAGATTAAATCATCTCTGAAAGAGTATCTTCGATCTAATAGTGATTTCACTGATTACGACTTTGAGGGTTCAACTCTTAGTACCCTGTTAGACGTACTCGCTTATAATACGTACTACACGGCGTTTAACGCCAATATGGTAGTAAATGAGGCATTCCTTGAATCAGCGACCCTCAGGGACAATGTGGTGTCTCTGGCTAAGCAAATAGGTTATCTTCCCAAGTCTTCAGTATCTCCCACAGCAGTTTTAAACATCGATGCTGATTTTAGTACGCAGAATAATATTCCAGCAATCGTTAAGATGCCTAGAGGGTCACAATACCTTACTAGGATCAATGGAACTACATATTCATTCATTACAGCCAAAGATTATGTGGTTGGATTGAATAGTCAGTCCATAGCAAAATTTGAAGGTGTTGAAATTAAGGAGGGAAACTATGTTATTGAAACATTTACATTTAATGCTGCCATTCCTCAAAGGTTTATCCTACAAAACGCAGGAATCGACACCAGCACTCTCAAGGTTACTGTTAGACCAACATTTAATAGTACTAGTGTGGTTGAGTATCGTCTAGCTGATAACATTATTGGTTTTGATGGTACATCACAGATCTTCTTCTTACAGGAAGGTGAAGATGAGCGTTATGAGATCATCTTTGGAGATGGTACCCTAGGTAAGAAACTAGATACTAACAATTATATCGAAGTTTCATATATCACCACTAATGGTGCTGCTGCAAACGCTGCTAGAGTCTTCTCTTACGGTGCTGTATTGGAGGATCAGGTAGGTGGGAATGATTATGCACCTACGATTACTTTAACAACTACTACAGCAGCGTCTGGAGGTGAATCCCTTGAAACGGTTGACTCAATTAAGCGTAATGCTCCGAAATTTTTCAACACACAAAATAGAGCAGTTACCGCAGATGACTACGAATCCATTATCCGTCGTATTTTCCCTGCGATTGCTGACATCGTTTGTTATGGTGGAGAAGATGCTAGCCCTCCAGAATACGGAAAGGTTAAAATCGTCGTAAAGCCTAGCTACGCTACTAAATTAAGTGCGTACACTAAGAATTTGATTGCTACAGACCTTAAAAAGTATGCTGTGGTATCAGTTACCCCTGAAATCGTTGATCCTTCTATTACATACGTTGAATTAAACTCAAACATCTTCTATAACAAGTCTAAAACGACTTTGAATGAGTCTGAGTTGAAAGCAGCAGTAATTAATTCGTTAACTACCTACAGAGGTACCTCAGATCTTGAGAAATTCAATGGTAGGTTTAAATATAGTCGTATCGTTGGTATTATTGATGCTACCGATGAATCGATTACATCTAATGAAACAGAAATCAAACTAAGGAAGGATTTCATTCCTGTATTGAACACTGTTACTCAATATGAGATTTGTTATCAGAACGTAGTTAAGAGTGGATGCTCAAATCCTTCTGTACAGAGCAGTGGCTTTGTAGTAGCTGGGTATCCAAGTGATATCGTCTACTTAGCAGACGATCAAAAAGGTAATGTTTACCTATACAAGATCGATCCTACAACACAAAGTCGATTTGTCCTCAATGCACAGCAAGGAACCATCGATTATAGTAAAGGAGAGGTAATGTTGAATCGGTTAAATATAATCAAAGGAACTTATGATGATGGAAGGATTGAACTTCGTGTCAGTCCAACAAACAAAGATATATACGCATATCGGGAAGCATATCTAAGTCTTGATTTGCAATCTAGCGTATTCCTGATCACCCAAGAAGCACTTATCTGATAAATGGCAGGTCCAAGTCTAGCAGCACTGATTGAAAGTCAGTTACCTGATTTTGTTGTCGAGGATTATCCCCTCGTTACGAATTTCCTGTCCAAATATTATGAAGCATTATCAATAAGTGAAGGACCACAGGATATTCTTAACAATTTCGAGAGATATCTTGATGTAGATACATTCTCACCTGAGATTCTTGTTAAGACAGCAAGTTTAGATATAGAAATACCTCTAGGTACTGATAATATTCATATTACAGTCGATTCGACTGATGGATTCCCTGATAGTAACGGGATGATAATGATTGATCAGGAAATCTTCCTGTATGAATCTAAAACAGACACACAATTCACTAATTGTGTCCGTGGCTATAGTGCAAAGACCAAAGTTGGTGACTTATACGAACCAATCAACTTTGTAGAGTCAGTTGCTGCTGTTCATAAGCAGTTTGCAGTTGTCAACAACCTAAGCAACCTTCTACTGGCTGCTTTAATCAAGAATTACGAAGAACAGTATACTAGCGGTTTCCCATATCCTTATCTTAGAGACACAACAAACAAGAACCTCTTAGTTAAGAGGATAAAGGACTTCTATAACGTCAAAGGTACACCACAGTCACTGGAGTTCATCTTCCAGATGCTGTTTAGTGTCAAACCTGACATCATCTATCCAAAAGAGAATGTTTATAAGGCATC